TCTCTGAGAATAATATGCTGAATAAATTACTATTATCTCGTTTAGCATGAACAGAAACTGTATGAATGCCAAGAGTAGCTGTTGTAAACACTAGAACATTATCAAATGCTGCTGACTTAGTTAACCGATCCATTGTTAGGCTACCATCTGGAGCTGTCTCCACATCTGGATCTATAACAACCCCTGTTGAATTCCATAAATCAAATTCCTCACTATGGATAGCTAAGTTCTCAACAACTTGTGCACCTCTCCATACAGGTTCATCAACTCCGTATTCTTGATAAACTCCTTGATAGTCTGGTGCTAAAATAGGTGCGTTATGAGTAGATGTAGCACTGATATCTCCAAGTGGCATAAGATTACAGGTTATGCCGTCGGCTCCGATATCTTGCGTATCGTCGGCTCCTCTGAATGCTGCTATGAAATTGGACTCTTCAGGCCAGTCAGGCAATAAGTTCCCCGCGTAGGATATATAATTACCAGCTGAATGCACCAAATGACTCCTTAAGTTAGCACATTTATGCATAACCGGTCCCATAAGACCTTTAGTGCGCATCATCATCAATTGGCGATATCCCATCCTATACTCCAGAAAATTGTCTTGTATCAGGTGACTGTACTAAACAGGACTTACCCTGAGGAGTGGCCATGAACCAAGCCAGGTTCTTATCAGCCTGTTCACTGTCCCTCTCCATGAGGTCATGTCCTTGCTTCTTACTCCATTGCACGAGCACAAGGGGAATTGTAGCTTGCAGTCTTCCCCAAGTTCCACCTTCTGACCCATCTCCTAGGTCCCTTAATACGCCTGGATTCTTTCTAAGCTCAGCATTGCGAGCAAGAATAAGATCCTCGGTAGGCTGGGTCGTCTTATGTGTAAGGGTGCCTGTGTGGTCCTGGTAGTGGATCTCACTCTTGAATACCTCATCCATTAGCTGAAGTCTGGCTTCGCTTTACCTTTACCAGGAGCTTTAGCTTTCGGAGCTGTAGGTGCTGGTGGCGGGGCGTCTGTTGCATCGGGGACGGTGGTCCCTGTTACGCCTTCGGGTTCGGTACTAGCGCTAGCTACTTCAGCAAAGCCCTGTCCTAACAGCAACTTAGCCTCTCCGAATGAAGCTTCCGCTATCGACCCGGGGGCACATTCGCCCGATTCTAAGTTGAAGTTGCGATTGTCTGTAATGTTCTTTAAAAGCATAATAGATCCTTGAATTAGAGGGGGTTCGTTGCTGCAGGTATTGTATGGCTTAGCCCCCTGCAGCAACTCCTCTTTATTTTACCTTTTGGAGGGGTGGTTACGCTACCATATCTGCAGTAGGATCTACTGAAGCAATAATACCTTGAGCCTTCTCAGTATTAACAATTAGAGACCAGTCAACTGACATCTGGCGGTTCTCAGCCAGTCCGGTTTTAGCCAATGTATCAGTGCGATAACCTTTCAAGTAGCAAAGGCTTAAGTAGGCAGGATCCAAGATAAATACGTCTGCATATGCCGCAGTCAAACTAGGTGTAGCATAGGCCGCTTCGTAACGAGGTTGAAGTCGGTTTGGAACCATGCGTAGGGTTCCAAAGTCAGTTACAAACACGTTGATCGAACCTAGTGCAGTTGCCTTCTCAGAGCTCTTGCCTTGATCAGACATTAATGTTGCAACTCTGGCACTTGAAGTAAACAAGTATTCAGAGATCTTACGAATGACTCCAGGTACTGACATTAGGATAGTTGGGTCGCCACCTTGCTCATAGATACTTTCTACTGTATCACGGATCAAAGTTTCAGTCAATGCAATACCATCAGTTGTTGCCGCGGACACTACTGTCTTACCAGTAGATGGGTCAAACCCTGTAGGGGTTGTCAAGTTAGATGTGTTAGTCACCAACCAAGTTGGTAATCCACCTACTTTACCCGGAACCGCATCACCGTTATCAGCTACTGAAGCCTGCGGTAATAGCGAGATACCCTCAACGTCACGTCTTAGCTCTTGCTGTCGTCTCATCAACTGATAGGACAGCTCTTTAGCCCGTCCGATGGTATCTGAAGCATCTGCACGATAGGACACCTTAACCACCTTATCAGAGATTTGATGGTGGTTACCTACACGTAGTCCAGTCTTTGAATTATCAGCACCTGCATTTGATCCATCAACTACCGCGTTGGTAAAATCAGGTTCTGCCAATTCATCAGTAGTCCATTCTTTGTACTCATTCTTAGCAGTATCTTTGCCTACCATATCTGTAAAAGGAAGTGGGATCTTACTAATATCCCATATCTTGTTCATTACATCTTCACGGATTAATCCGCCACGCTCAACCGCTTTAAGGTCTGCGCTGTCTAAGTTATCTGTAGCCATTATTATCCACCTAATAGTTCTGCTATTGCGTTGACTTCGGCATCTCTACGACCTGCTCCAGTCTGTGTTTTAGCGATTTTAGTTAATTTATCTAATTTGGAAACTCTTTTATTAGATTTTCCATTCTTACTTTTCTGAAATTTAGGTAAGTTCTGCTTGATCTTCTTTTGAGTGACTTTCTTGCCATTACGGTAAGCCATGGCATCTTTTATAACTTCAACATATCTAGAGTCACCTAGGGAGTTAAACACCTCGGGAGTTATTCCATATGTTTCTGATACAAATGTACTCATATCTTTAAAGGCAGTCTGTATCTTTTCGTTAGTGTCCCATTCAGGATTATTAGCTTGAACCTTAGTCAGTTCATCCTGCAAGTAGTTATACTGCGCAGTCTGATTATTATTTTGAGTATTGGATTGTTCAGTGCTACGCTCTTGATCTATAGCAGAGTATATGTTCTGAATTTCCTGTTTTCTATTCTCAAAATCTTGGTACATAGCAGCATATTCTGCGGGGTCTGTCTGTCTAAGTTCTTGCCAATTAACACTGTTGAATTCACTAAGTAAAGTATTGTGCATAAACTCTGAGAGTTTAGACACGTCAGATAGCTTCTTATTGTAGTCAGTAATAGCATCATCACGTTGAGTTTCAAAAGTCTTTCTCTCTTGTGAGAGGGCTTGAGAACTATGTGTATTGTGTTTATTAGTCTGAAAACCAGCTATTAGATCTTTCATGTTAACAGTAGATGATTCCCCATCTACCTTTATGTTAACACCTGCAAAGTTACCCTCCTCATCAAGTAAAACATTACTATCTTCAACACCTAATGCGCTAGCCCATGTTTCTGGCTCTTCGATTTCTTCAGGTGCTTCTTCTTCAGATTCATCAACTTCAGTGGATTCTTCGGCTTCCTCAGTATCAAGGTCCTCAGTATCGTCAGTAGTATCCTCTGTATCATCTACATCAGCCCCAACTAGTAGGTCTGTTATTGCTTCTATAGGCTCAACATTCGCCTCTTCGGAGGTTGGAGTAGTTTCCTGGTCCATATTCTTATTCCTAGTTATGCATCTTTAGCTAGTGATATACTAGCTAATCTGCCCGTTTCTATATATACCAACATATCTGCTTCTACCTTATCCAATGATAGTTGGCGATTTCTTAACACCTCCAAATACTCTACATCAAGTAAAGGATCACAAAATCTGTTAAATGAGCCTAATCGCTCTTTAGCAAAATAATCTGCTAGCCATGAGGTGTATGAGAGTTCTACTTTTTTAGCAAAGGCAACTTCTGCCTCTAATATTTCAGGTTCACTACTCTGGGCTTCCACTCACAGACTCCTTATTTTGCTCATACTGAGCATTTAAATCTTTTTCTTTCTCGGCTTCAATTCTGGTTAACTCTATTGAGTTACGGGCGTTCATATCATCATACTTAAATTGTAAATCATCAGCTTTCTCAATGCTACTAGCTACCATTTGTGCTTCATTCAGCTGCTGTTCTAACTGCTTAAGTTGAGCTTCATACGTCTGTCTCTGTAGTTGTAATTGATTCTTAGACATATCAGTCTGAGCTTTCAATTGAACATTAGCCATTTGGGCTTGTGCCTTAGCCACCTCTGCTTCAGCCAATTTGAGCTGTGACTGGGCAATAGCTTGTTGCATTTGATCTTGCTTCTGAGATTCTTCTTCTGATGACTTAGCTTTAGCTTCTTGAGCTTTCATACCTTCCTCAGAGTTAGGATCTACAAAGTAGTTCCCCGCGGAGTTTAGCCCAGTTAGCTTACAGTAGTCGTCAATGGCCTCATACATTTGAGCTTGATCTACCAATGATTGATCGGGCATAACCTGCAACTTCTCCTGAAGAGTCATTACATACATGAGCGCGTTAGTCTTCTCTGTAGTATCTCCAGTGCCTGTGCCAACTCTAACTGTTGTGCTACTTCTATCTATCCATGAAGATGGTTGAATCTTTCGCCATTCACCTTTATACCTAAAGTCAGTTATAGCATCAACATGCTTTGTACTTAAATCTCTAATCTTAATGCATAGAGGCTTCATGCCTGTTTCTGCAACTACACGTATAATGAGTCCGACAAGTGCCTCTTTGGCATTCATCATTCTATCTACACCCTGAGACCCTACTCTGTCACCAATATTCTGAGGGGTTGCGCCACCCTCTGCAGATACACCTGAGCGTCCTGCCTTTACTTCGTCCAAATGCCGCATCATTGTGTAGCTATCGGTCGATAGTTGAGGAGTTACAATAGGCATAATAGCATCTAATCGTTTTACTCTTACTATGCCATTTGGACGAGATACTAACATATCATCCAAATTAACTTGCCCTTCTACGACTGCAGTTCGTTGATTATTTTGGAAGTAGACGTTATCAAACATGCTACGCCATAGTGCAGTCTTCTGATCTTGTATCTCTTTAAGCCTATCGTATATACTTAGACCTTGCCACTTATGTGACATTATGATTGCTGTAGTTGATACCCATGGTCCACTATCAATTTCTTCAACTGAGAGTACCATAGTAGGTGAATCATCTCCAGCTACTGTAACTTTACAAAGTTCTGCTATACCATCTTCATTATAGTCCATTAGAAGATAACACTCAGATACTACTGTCTTTCTTTGTGATGGATCATCTGATTCATAGTCATGTATAGTAGATTCACCTTGAGCTGCAAATCTATAATCAGAGTCGTACTCTTTACTGACTCCTATCGTATCGAGCTCTTCTAAGTTATACCCTTCAGCAACTAGCTCAGAAAAAGTCTTCTCTAGCACATGAGCTGTAAATCTAGCACCATCCAAACATATAGAGTTATGATCTGAGCATATTCTAAACTCTTCTGGTGGAACAGCGTCTACGATTATTCTTCCTATGTTTGATGTAAATTGAACTTTAACGTCAAACACAGGTTGTTGGGTTGTAGGATCTATGTAATCAGTTAGTTCAACAATCTCCGAATCCTGCGACGAACCCAGAACGTTAAGCTCCTCTTGACTGATTCCAGTATATGAAGAAGTCCATGATCTCGTCTCATTTTCGTAATAAACCTTTAGTATGCCATTACGTTGCATTAACGCATCTTTAACGAACTGATGTATTAATACAAATCCTTCGTTCTGTTTCATCAGTACTTCATATACGTACTGAGACTCTAATTCTGCTTGTAGTTCATCTCCTTGATGGACTGGATCAAATGTCACTATCTCATTGTTCTGAGTAAATGACTTCATAATCTGTGGCATTATCCACTCAATAGCATCAGCTACATCTGTAGACGTTACTTGTGATCTACCATCAACTTCTTTGCCATTGGGATTGCCAAGGTAGTAGTCGAGCGAGGTCTCTAAGTCAGGTATGGCATGCCCAGAACTATGATTCTGAGTTAGCTCAGCGCCTACTATCTGTAGTACTTTCTCGTTGTCTAACATTACGTTACTAACCCTTGATCGTGGTATTCTATTGGCTTGGAATTATTAAACCCTCCAACTACATTGGCACCGCCTACTGCACCAAGGAACATATACTGACATCCATCTGATACATGTGAATACTTGCCTTTATCTGGTTTATCAGAGTATCGCTCCTCTCCACTTACTTGAACTCTTTTATACTTATACCCTCCAGCAAACGCTTTACGTAACACTGTGCAGTTCTTCGTAATAGCAAAGGCAGGGTTACCAGTAAAGTCGAGTCTCATGAGATAGTCTGCTACTGCCTCTCTACGTATAATAGGGTCGTTCGTATATGTAGGTACTGCTTCTACGCCCTGGTTGCTTAGCACCATGAACGGTGTTATCTCGTCAGTCTGTGCTCGCTGCTCGCCAGCAGGGTCCCCATAAATCTCCATGTTATGCAGTGGATATTTGCTATTAATCTTCTCTCTGAGTAATTTACCAAAGCTCATCGCACCCATGTCGAACGTAACTAACTCGTCGAACACTATCATACGTCCAGAGGCAGAGAGCTGACCAAACACTGCGGCAGGTGTAAGACCAAAGTCTATACCAATGTATATAGTAGCACTAGTTGGCTCATATGAGTCAATACAGTGAATCTCATCTCTATACTCTGGGTATACTGGTTTATCATCAGTCACGAATCCATATTGTCCTTTTACAAATACTTTTATCCACTCTTGAGTTTTACCATGTACCATGTTGGTATAATACTCAGGTGGCAAATTCTCTTTATTCTCTGCTTGTACAGACAAACCACTTGGTTGGTGGAATATCGCGTGGTTCTCAGGCAGGTCCTCCTCAAATGTCCTGTAAAACCAACTGTCACTATCTGGAGGGTTAGTGTCCATGATGACTCCCCATCTGGTTGGCCCTCCGTCACGTTTGGCAGGATACCTGCCAACACGTCCTATGCCCATGTCAAGTACCTGTTTAGGAATCTCTCTACACTCGTTCATGAATATATAAGTTAGCTCTAGTGATAAGAGCTTTTTTATGTCACTTGGTTTATCTAATGCTCTAAATAAAAATTCTGCGTTGATCTTAGTACCATCATTTAGCTTCTGTTTAAGAGTAAACTTACTGTTAAGTACACTAGTTTCTCCTAATTCCTTCGGAATCCAGTCATGAAAGGTTGCCATGGTGGTGTCCAATAACTCTCTATATGTATTGCGGATTATACAAAACCGCGTACTACGCACGCCATTATGTGGCTCTTGCAAAAGGGCTAGTCTAATCATCTCCATAACACACGCTACGCTCTTGCCACTACCAAGTGGTCCTATGAGAGCTCTCACAAACTTAGGTGACTTGTGAAAGTCCGATGCGGTTGTAGATGCTACGTAGTTAATGTCCATTAGCCAATAGAGATATTTAGACCAATAGGTTCATTCCCGTCCCCACCAGTAAATTCAATCTGCTTATGCTCAGCCTCTACATACTTAGCAATAGTTTTGTGTATATTAATCTGGTCAGGTATAGTAGCATCGGACTGAGCACATAGATCATACAGTGCGCATAATGGATGGTAGTTAGTAGAACCAGAGTGTTCTCGTATCAAATTTAGTACTCTACTATTCTGACTCATGGCTTTATATACTTAATAATTATCGTGCCTCTAATTATAGCACATATTTGGTTAAAAGTAAAATTTATTTTTTACTTATATATCAAAGACTTATAGCATCTGTTCCATTTATTTTTCCAAGTGTTATATCTAAACACCGTATCTAAACGCCAAGCTCTACGCTCTACATTTTTTCTAATTTTTTCCTCTTAGAAATTTTTTTCTAAACGCCAAGCGCTACGCTCTACGTTTTCTAATTTTCCTCTTCGAAATTTTTTCTAAACGCTTCGCGCGCACCCACGAGGTACCACTGTCTTTGACATACGCGCGTACGCCCCCCACGTACTTGTGCACGTGGCGCCACGCGCGCGCAGCGCGTAGTTCTTATATGCTGGGCTTTGAAATTAATTTCAATTAGTGTTTTACAACAGATAATAAATACGATACAATGACCACACATTAAAATTAAAGTGAACCAGGTACACTTATCAAAACCTGTATACAAGGATACAACTATGAATAACGTCGACCAAGTAATTGACTTCATAAAAGCTGGCAAATCAGTTAATGATATTGCTACCTTACTAGTCATGACCAATGTATATACAACTAAAACTGAAGCCAGATCATGTGTAGAAGAAGTGATAGAGACAGAGAACTTAGCAATTCCTAAGAAAGTGACTAAGGTAGGTGCACTTAAGGAATGGTTCTTAAGTCAAGACAATCCATGTGAAGTTACCAAAGGAGAAATCAAGGATAAGTGTATTGAGCTTGAAATGAAGGGTGGATCAGTCACATACTACGTTAACAGTTACTTATTGGCCATTGATTTAGCAAAAGATCTTAATAGCTAATCGAGCTCAAATGCTAAAGGCTGAGCGCTAAGCGCTCAGCCTGCCCACTTTTTTATCTATGCTCTAAGCGCTTGATTTATAAGCACTTTTTGCGATTGCAAAAAAATTGAAAGGGACTAAGCAATAAAAAAAAGGGCTACAAGCCACGCACGGCGTGCTCTGCACCAATAATGATGGCAATGCACGCAATAAGTTGGATAGTATTTATATACTTTTCTACTTTATAGTTAACTTTATATATTAAGACAAAGAGCATAGTAATAAGTAAGTAATTGATTATAGAGTATTTTCCCAGTGGCGTAGCGCTTTGCTATGCGTTTTCAACAATCACATGGATAAGTTATATCAAGGGCTTGCAAGCAGTTCTTAATCTTGTTTATCACTGGAAGCGCAGCGCTTAGAGCTCTGTGTAAAGCCCAAGTGCTTAGCACTTACTAAAATTAACCCACTACCTGGTAGGACTTCTCTACCTGGTAGTATTTCTCTACCTGGTAGTATTTCTCTAACTGGTAGTATTTCTCTAACTGAAGAATCTTATTAATCTTATTAATCAATATGATATACATACTCCTAATCCTGGTCATTCTATATTTTACATGGCCAATCATGGTCATTCTAATCATGCTCATTCTAGCAACCATTATAGTAGTCTTAATTCTTCATATGGTATCGCTAATCTCGTCCACTACCTGGTTGGGCCTATTCCTTCTGGTAGTATTTCTCTATCTGGTAGGACTAACTGAAGAATCTTAGTGAAGAATCTTAGTGCTGAGCAGTTAGAGCTATTATTTAGAGCTACTACATTAGTACATGCTAATATACCTATATGGCCCAAATAATCCCACTACCCAACTTTAATAATTAAGCTGAAGGGATATAGTTGGGGGGCTAATCCCCAGCCCCCAGCAGCCCTTCACTCCCCCATATGGCTAACTTTAACAACAACTTGGAGATCAAAATGAAAAACTACATGAGTAAGAATCACGAGGAAATAGTCAAAGACCATAGATTCGACTGGTATCTAGCTCAAAACTTAGCCAGTTACTATTCCAAGCCATTACCATGGATCACTCGATCAATATTGGCATGTAGGAATACTAATACACCAGTAGACCACTTCATTGGTCGCTATCTAAAGAAAGAAGATTTACCGTTTAATAGCGAGTTCGTAGCAGAATCAGCTAGACTACAAAAGCATGGTGCTTAGAGCCAACATCGAATGATTGTTCACTCTCAGTTAACAATCACTCATTATTCCCGCTTATTGTTGAGCTAAAATTAATATTTACAAAGCGTATAAAGTATGACATAATGGGCATGCAATTAAGTAGCTCCCTGGGCAGTGGTCTACTGCCCTTGCCACCGCACTCATATAGACCGCTATCCAACTAGAGACGAGTATGATAACCCAAGCTAATATGAACAGAACAACCTTGCTCACCTTGCTCCAGGCGGAGGTAATTCCATTATGGTCTGACAAAGGCAACATATATAGACCATATGGATGGCAGTCGAAAGATTTTTCAACCCTCGACTGGTCAAAACCTTACCTAGACTATAGTAAGAAGAAAGACCTTAACTTTAAGCGGCCACCTCCTAATGCATACGGAGTGCGTGGCGGTAAGAGTTTAGTCATCGTAGACATCGACAATAAATCACCTGGTCTAGCAGAAGAGACTCTGCACAAGCTAGAGCAACTTGGTCTAGACACTGCTACCTTTACTGTCAAGAGCAAATCAGGGGGATTTCACCTCTATTATAACCACCCTGGTTATCCAGTCAAGACCTGTACTGGTCATATGTTCTCCAACGTAGACATACGTGGTGACGACGGGTATGTAATAGGGCCAGACACTAGCCTCTCTACATGGTCAGA